TAGCATCTACAATGAGATGTTGGCATATCAATATGCATATCTTGGGGGACTACCTTTCAAGATGTTTGTGCGTAAGAAAAGACCTAGTGAAGATAGTACACTCTATCTAGACCTAGTATCTAACACAATCGCACAGCCAATCTGTCGTTACATTGTTGACACAATCAATGATGTATTGTTTGAGCCAGGCATCAAACGTAACATGCAATTCTGTACTCCAACTGGATCACGCATTGAACCAAAGAACACTGAATGGGCAGACTTGTTTTTGTTAGACGCTGACTTAACTAATCGTAGCATGAATGGATTCATGGAGAGCATCGGTGACTTAACAAGTATCTATGGACATTGTTGGGTTGCAGTTGATATGCCACAAGAAGGTCAAGGTGATCTAGGTCGTCCTTATGTTTGCGCTATCAATCCATTGAACGTATGGAACTGGGAGTTTGATTACTACGGTGGTCGCCCAATGCTTAAGTGTGTTACTGTTATGGAGATGGAAGAAACAGATTGTTATTACATCAAGTGCTATACATTAGGTGATGCAACAACTCCATCATACTGGGAAAGCTATGAAGTACAAAAAGGTCCTAGCAACATGGAAGAAGCCGCTAAATTAATTGGTACTGGCACATATCCTGCAGGCATGAGTCTACCAATCTTTATTGCATATGGTCGCAGAGATCCAAGAACAATCGATTTAGGTATTAGTGATATTGACGGCGCAAGTGATGCAATGCGTGAATTCTATAAACTAGAGTGTGAGAAATATACAGCATTACAGTTTGCACATACATTAATTCGTGCAGACAAAGGCATTAGTATTCCTGTTCACGCGGGAGCTATCGTGAGAGCAAATGAGGGACAAGTAGAAGCTATCCCCATTGACACCGGAGATGTTGATGCAATTATCAAAGCGCAACAAGATATCCTTGAACAGATTGAAGCACTTACGGGCTTAGGTGGACTAAGGAATACTAAGAATCAAATTGCTAGTGGCGTTGCTATCATTGAAGAACGCAAGCAATTACATCGTCTTGCAAAAAGTAAAGCAAGATTGATGGAAGTTACAGAAGAAATGATTTATACCTTTGCCGCACGATTTATGAATGTTCGTTGGGCAGGTGAAGTAAATTACAATACAGACTATGAAGCACATGATACAAACTATCGCATGGCTATCATCAAGAGTGCAAAAGAATTAGTTGGTGACAACCCAATGATTCAAGCACTAATCACAAAAGAAATTATTGGTATGCTTGCTCCTGACACAGCAATACCAGAGTATGAAGAAGCATACATTAACACTATCGCTGATCCTGATCTCAGAACATTAATGACTGAGCAGAACAATGAAGTTCTCAGTCGAGATTTAGAAGCAAGCATGATACCAGAACATGAGCAGTATGGTGAAGATGAAAACGGTGAGAATGGTGAGAATGAATCAGAATCAGACGGATCATTTGGCAATGATGGTAATGCGTCATTGCTAGGTGGTGTAGATACTCCAGTAACAAATATTGGCGTTACATACTATCCACAACAAGTCGCTCCAGTTATATTGACTGGTATGAATACGGGTAGATAAATCTATCTATATCCATAATGCATAAATACATTACACAATCGCTAACTACGTAAAGTTAAAGGAAAAAATTAAATGGACAATCAAAATTTCGTTGGCAACGATGTAGCCCCTGTAACTGCACAGGACTCTATGAGTGAAGCAGGAGAGCAAAACGTTAACCCAGGTGCTATTCGTAAAAGCACAACTCAGTCATTGTTGACTGCATTATCAAACGCAAGCGGAACACAATTCCAAAGTGTTGAAGATGCATTATCATATATGGCACGTGTAGGGGCTCAAAACAATAACGCTGGCAACGTACAGCCAAGTGGACAACCAAAAGCTCAACAGAGTTCTAATGGACGTGTCACTACAAACGATTTGCATGAGCAGTTTAGTAAACTTCAAAACGATCTAGCAGTAAAAGAGCAAAGATTGCGTGAGAAGGAATTAGATTCTGACATTCAAAGAGCTATGGGTGACAAGTTTGACAGTGACTTACTTGATTACGCATTGAATAAAGTTAAAAACAATATTCAATGGAACGATGATGGCACATATGCTATTGTCAATCAGAAGGGTCAAGAACGCTATGGTAGTGATGGAATGCCACTTACGATTCAAGGATTAGTACAAGAAGTAGCAGTGGGTAATCCAAAGCTATTGAAACAGAGTAACACTAATTCTGGATCTGGTTTGAGACCTGGACAAGGTAGTTTTACTGGCGCATTAGATGAGTCTGTTCCTGACTATAGCCGTGACCCAGCCGCATTCAATGCATGGGCTAACAAAAACGGTTTAGGTAAGGGAACGGGACTTAAAGGTCTAACTGTATCAGCATCAGTATCGAATTCAACTCGTAAAGTACTCTGAGCCAACAAAAATTTATAAGGAAAATATATCATGGCATACGTATTAGGCGGTCCTAACAATGAAGGCGATGGCTTCACAACAGCTATCTCTAACTTCGCTCTCCGTGCAATGCACGAATCTAACGGTCTAGTTAATTTTACTAACGTTGTTACACCTACACAAGGTCAAACATTCTTAGTACCTAACTTTGCACCAATCACATATCAAGACTACAATGCTAACGGCACTGGTGGTACATTTGGTACAGGTAACGCGGTTGTACAGAATCCTTCATTGGGACAAGGTACAATTACAGCAACTCCAGCAGTTGCCCAAACCGCGTTTGACATCTTTTTCGGGTGGACCACAAGTTTCACATTGGCTGCAACGCTTGGTGCTGAATTAGGCGAGTCATTCGCTGAGAAGGTAGATCAACGTGTTACAGCGGCATTCTTGTCGTTCAAAGCAACTCCTGGTAACTTGAATTATACAGCAACCCCTGCTGACGGATTCCCACGTGTCTTGCAATTAGGCGCTATGGAAGTTATCGGTGCTACTAACACTAGTGGTACATGGACTGATGGTTTTACATCAAACAGCATTCTAGATTGTATCCGTTTAATCAAGCAGAACTTTAAAGTCGCACGTATGCCTGGCACTCCAGTCATCGTTATGGACAGTAATGGTGATGCACAAACACAATCAGGTTACACCGGTGGACAAGTTGGTTCTAGTTTGAATCGTTTGTTAGCTGAGTTAACTGGTGGTGCAGTATCACAATCTGGTGGTTCTAACCTATCTGCTCTTGGTAACGAATTGTTATCAACAGGTAAAATTGAATCTGTATATGGCTGTATGGTTATGTTCACTACATTCTTGCAAGACGCAACACGTACAGTAGTTGGTCAAGCTAGCTTGCCAGTACTAGTTGGTGCATACATGGGTGACAGCGCAATCTTTACAGTAATGAAAGAAGGCTTGCAGTTGAAGACTGGTGAAGTACCAGGTGGATTGCAAATTTGGTTAACTGGCGTAGGCTATTTCGGTAGTGGCGTTGGTGACTTACGTCGTGGTGGCGCAATTAACATTCTTCAAAATTAATTTGAATATGACTGAGGGGCTAAACACCCTCAGTCAATTGTCTAAGGAAATAATATAATATGTCAGTACCATATCAACGAATCTCAAATGCAACTGTAGCAGATATACAGTTTTACGATCCGGCAGCGGAACGTAGAGCGGCTGCTCTTAATGTTGATTGGGCTCCCTACTTTAAAGTTGCTTCACAAGAGTGGCTTTACAAGTTAGAGTTCGGATGGTGGCAGAAATACTGCGACACAGTGTTGGGTGCTTACTATTATGCTAATCTGCCTAATGGACAATTGATTTCAAGTTTTAATCCAAGTCTGCTCATTAAAAACGATCAGACATTAATTCGTTTAGATACGTTCGGTGCTATTCTAGTATTTTATGAATCACTAGTAACCGATGTGTCTAACATGAACGAGGTTGATTTGCAAAACTACGAGTTTGCACAGAAACGTTGTGATAACGAATGGACTAAAGCGTTGCAACTTATGAACTTCTATGATTTATACATGGATAGTCCACAAGGACCAACTACAAAGCTTGAAGAAAATTGGACAGCAGACGTTGATTATTTCAACGGAGATAGGAGATATTTCTAATGGCTGAAGTAACTTACTCAGTATTGAACGAACCAACAGTAACTGAAACACAAATCAGTGCCGTGTTGAAACGTGATATACCTAAAGCATGGAATATACCAATATACAGTGACTTCCCTAGTGATAGTGAAGTTGTTCGTTATGGTGTCTATGTGAGTGATGTGCATACAGTTAGTAGAAATCCTCATCAATTGGGTATACAATATTGTGGTGCAATTTATCATGCAGTTGATGAATTCAATGTCACATACATTAGCTACCAAGACGATCCATACAATACAGCAATCAATGCTATTATTGCAAATTTAGTTACTGCTATCAAAACTGATGGTCAGCAATTAATGGATGGTTACTTTGAAAGAGACTTCGATCAAGTTCGTACATTCGGACCCACTCAAGCAGAAAAACATACTTGGACATTCAGTTTAACAAGATTAGAATTTAATACATAACGCCAAACACAAGGAGACTATAATGGCAAGAATTACCGTAAACACAGCAGGCACTCAACCAACACTATTGGTGAGTACTGACCTAATTAGCAACACTGCTAACTGGGGCAACATTGCAAACACACTATCAGTGACTTGTTTGCAAGACATTACCATCACTAACAGTACTGGCATTTATTCATATACAGACTTTTGTTCTGGTGACATGAATAAGTTGACAACTCCTGCAGACAATGAGATTTCTGTTAACATGGTTATTGAAGATGATGTATTCTTTGGAGTAGGTGGATCAGGTTCGGCAGCGAACTTGGGCATTTCGCAATTAAGTATTGATAAAGTTCCATTGCAATTTAAACTTGTAATGAACGGTGGCAATGCTACTGCCAATGCTTACTACTACGCTGGTCAAGGATTTATTTCTTCACTAGCACCAACAGCAAGTCCTGATGCACCTGTCTGGATCACACCCATGACATTGGCAGTTGATGGATCAATGACAACAGAGAAAAACCCTTAATCTCGTATGAGATGGGAAAACTAGGGAATACTATAAAAGGTATTCCCTTTTTTAATAAGGAAAACAAATGAACGAAGAACATTCAGTATGGTTGCATAGCAAAGAAGATAAACTAAGAAGTTTAATTGCAGATGAGGCTAAGGCAATGCCTATGCTTGATACGATGCAAGCAACAATTAAGCAGTTAAAAGCAAAACAAGCA